TCATCGTCATCATTCTCACACCCAGTAAATATTACTTGGAACGACAAACACCTATTAGGCATTGTAGTCACAGCGATAGCCATTGCGTGCAAAAACTCACCATGATACTTTTCATGGTTATGTGTATATTCTCTACGCACCCAACATTTAAAATGCGGGATGTTACTTTGTAAATACGGCAAATTTAGGCCTTCTTAGTATCCTTAACTAACTTCATTCCTTTTTTCTTCGCTTCGGCCCGTAGTTGTGCGATTGTCATTGTTTTCTTGGCTGCACCACCCTTACTCATCATTCTTGGTTTCACGTTACCGCCTTTTTTCATCATGCGTGGCTTAACATTACCACCTTTCTTCATCATTCGAGGCTTAACATTACCACCTTTTTTCATCATACGAGGCTTAACCTTACCACCTCTTTTCATCGCATATGTTTTCTTTTTTCTCATATCTTGCTCCTAAGTATATAAAGTTTTCTTACGTCTGTTGGACATGACTGCCCCACACCCTCGTGCGATAAATCGTTTACCTTTTAAATTTACATCATCTTTTTCAACTTTACCACCTTTATCGTAGCCCAAAGGCAAACCTTGCAGTTTTTTCCCTGTAACAGTAAATGTGTCTCTAACTCGCCTACTAACGTTTTTAAGAGGTATAGTTTTGTCTAAAAACTGAGAATAACTTATTCTTTTGGACGTATAGTCATCTATGGCTTTAATATATTTTCTTTCATCTGAATTGTACGCTTGTCCCATTAACGAATATAACCCCCATTACCTAGACGCACTACGGCTTGTTTTGTATTCTTAACTACTGTCTTGCCTTTTGCACCTGCACGCTTTTTCTTTTTAGCAGTAGCCGCACGCTCTTTTTTACTTAAAGACTGCGCCTTACTACGCGGTAAACATCTGTCTGGGTTCTTCTTATCTTTAGAGGTACCACACTTACCCTTAATTTTACCGTCCGTACCGATACGAACCCAGTCTTGCTTTAGCCATTTTTTAAGTTCGCCCATTATGCTTTCTTCTTTTTCTTTTTACCTTTTGCGCCTTTTGCGTAATTAGGATCTTTACAATATTTACTTGCAGCGAGATTTGCATAAGCGCTTGGATATGTATCAAAGGTACGCTTTGCCCATGCTTTGCCTTCAGGGCAAATCTTACCGCCCTTTTTCATTTTTACAATACCACCCTTAGCCATCTTTACTACAGGACACGCACCGCGTCCTAGATTTACTTTACTTCTTGATTGCGGCCTGCTCATATCTTGCACTCCTTTTAATAAAGTCTTCCCACAAAGGTTTTAACATTTCATTGTTTTGTTCAATCTTGACAGACATGACGGCTGTGCGCTTATCTACACTAATAAGCGTCACGGTCATCCAAGTAATCGCACCCAAGGATAGCGTGGTGATACTACCAACTAATGCTTGTTTAATTAACATCGCCATCTTCTCCTTGCTTGCCGTAAACGACTATTTGGATTTTTAGCCGCTTTTGGAAACTTTTTCATCTGTCCGGCGCTTCGTGCACAAAATGACTTACGCCTTGCTTTTTCTTTTGCTGTTAGGTTTTTCTTCTTCGTAACAGCCGTTTTTAACTTACTTCCCGGATTATCGCGTCTGTATTTTGCAACACCGGCGGCAGTCATTCCCGCCCCAGACTTTGTGGAGCGGAAATACTTTTTAGTTTTAGGCGGTTGCTTATCTCGCCTACGTTTAGTCATAGTTCTTACGCATCATCAGAATGACGGTATACGTATCTGCACTAGAGTGTCCAACTGTCGTAAAATCAATATCGCCAGTCACGCCAGACCCTGCATTGTTTTTAAGACCACCAAACTCACTGTAGTCGTGGTGACCACTTTGGTTTTCGCCTAACTCTATTATAAAAGCATCTGATGTAGCATCGAAAAACATTCTAACTTTCATGCCAATACACTGCCACCATATCTTATCTATAGTGACATTTGTGCAAGTCTGACCATGACCGTTAGTGTTTAAAGCACTAACATCAACCTTCTTTACCGCAGATTCACCGGTTCCATCTGAAATGTTCGTAAACTTCATCACAAGTGTTTTGTCATTATCGACAAGCGTTTGTGAGGTTACTGCATCAGCCATGTTACCCTCCTAGAATACTGAGTATTCTAATTCTACTGTAAATCTTCCCGCAGTTGCGTCTGCATTAAGTGTTGTTGTAGCGGCTGCGTACAGATGTTTACTTGCAATAGCTACTGCCACATTTGGTTCAAACACATGAAAATTACCGGCAGAATTATTGAAGTTTATATCAATCTCTGTAACAGA